GATTTTTGCAATGCCTGGCCCATCCAAGGAAACGTGTGGATTTTTCCACAACATTGCCTACCTTTGGAGGGTTTGTTCAATGGTACATTGAGGACTACTGACCCTAGAGTCGTTGGCAAACGATTCTTACCATTTGTCATCGATGAAACGAATAATTTTCCCTCGGATAGGGAGGATGACTTTACATTGGTGACTGTACCATCTGGACATTCGTGGAACACTGTGCGCTATATGGCATTGGAAGCTACTGAGCTTCGTCCTGGTGATCCTATCAAAATTTTTTATCGGATGCCTTTGACTGAACAATTCGGCATAAAGGATGGTGTCATTGAAGTGTTGCCTTCTGAACATGTGATCTATACTAAGGTCAAGTCTGTGAAGAAAGTTCCTGTGGCTAAGTTAGGCATGGTGCGCCGGTTGGTGTATGATATGCCAAAAGATACTCCTTCTTTCCCTGGTCTGTGTGGTGCCATGGTCGTACTGGATGGTAACAATCCTGTGATTCTAGGCATTCACACTGCTGGTAAAGGAGCTACGGGTGCTTGCACTTTGCTGACACAAGAGAAGGTGACATCTATGCTTGGGGAGATTCTAACAGAAGATCGTGTGAAGATAGCTGAAGAGTCTCCACAGGAAGGAATGACTAAAGATGGCCCTGCTGAGTATGGCGATAGTTTACATGCACACCATCCATTAGGGTGGTTAGACGCAGCACATGAATTGTCTCTTGACGTTATTGGTAGTCTGCCCATCTTTGCGCCAAAATTCAAGACGAGTATCACAGATTCCTGTATAATGCCACAGTTGGTGGAAAAGGGTTTTGTGAAGACGCACAGTGGTCCTTCAAGGAGAGCTGTGGGAGCAGCCCAATGCACATACATTACAAAAATCAGTGAGACGAAGTCTAATGTAAAGCCACGGTTGATGGGTTATGCTGTCGAAGATTTCAAGAAAAAATTGGAACCTATTGTGCGAACGCCTGCATTTATTGAAGCTACACGTCCTATATCATTACATCATGCATTGAATGGGGTACCTGGGGTTCCTGGTTTTGATTCTGTCAACATCAACACATCTCTAGGTCACCCTTACAATAGAGCCAAGTATTTGGTGATGGCTACCGATGAAGCTATCAATGAGAAGTACGGAGTGAGTACGAAGCGCTTTGTGAAGGAGTGTGTGAAAGAAGACGGTGAGATACACCTTGAAATTGAGATTGTCTTCGATAAGGATCAATATGACTTAGAGGCAATTTTGGAGAAAGATCTGAGCATTATGGTTTTGGGTGAGCGTGTGAACTTCGTCTATCGTTCTAACTTGAAGGATGAAGCATTGCCTGTGGAAAAAGTTGATGATGGTAAAATCCGCATTTTTGCTGGAGCACCTTTTTCTATGGTGCTGATCACACGCATGATTGGCAGTGCTTTTGTGCGTACTCTTCAACATCTTCCTACAGTGTTCGAGACAGCACTTGGAATTGATGCATCTGGAAAGGATTGGCAATATCTCTGGGATTACATTTCGAGGCGTGGTACAGATAGGATTTCCTGTCTAGATTTTGCCAAGTTTGACATGACGACACCATTTGAGCTAAATTATGAAAGTTTGAGCTTGGTGAAGTGGATCCTTAAAGAGAGCCTGCCAGATTTCATGCTAGACGTCTTCGATACGTTGGCTACGGAAATTTGCTCTCCGTTGTATCTCATTAATGAAACTCTGATCAATGTGGACAAATCTACTGCTTCCGGTCATCCACTCACAACCATTGTTAATGGGTTGAATGTGGCACTGGGATGGAGATATGTCTATTACTATCTTCATGATAAGAAAAATGGAATGTGTGTTGATCCAAGGTTGGGAAATATTCCACTTTTCCACGAAGTCGTTGACCTCATAACTTTCGGTGATGACAACATTGGTAACATTGACTCGAAGGAACCTTACTTGAACCAAAAAAGTTTAGCTGAGGTGTTTCTGAAGGAGTTTGGTATGGTTGTGACTTCTGCAGATAAGAAGAGTGAACTCGAGGAGTTCTGTCCTAAAGAATTGATTGATTTCCTGAAGCGTAAATTCGTGTATAGTGATGAGTTCTCTGGTGTTGTGGCTCCGTTAGCAATGAAGTCGATTCTGAAGATGCTCACTACAACCTCATGGAGTTCTAAATGCCCTTATACTGAAGCCCAGGTCATGGGTCAAGTTATGTGCCAAGCTCTGGATGAAGCCGCTTTCCATGGTCAAGAACGGTGGAAAGAATTGTATGAACTGCTAAGTGATGTAGCTCAAGAAGCCACTGACAGGGCTGGCAATAAGGTGTTGCCCTATTTTGTGCCAAGATCTTTTGAGGATTGTGTTGTAGCATACCAGGCAACAACGTGTAAGTACCCTGAGTGTCTAGAACAGTTCTCACCAGTCGAGGTTCTTGATCAGCAAGGCGGCACTTGTTCTAGTGCCACTTTGACTCAGGTTCCAGCATCTCACATGGTGAATCGCGTGATGAGGAGGACATATGAGCACCCACAGAGGAGCTTCATGTTGAATTTTTTGACAAGAGATGAGTTCAACCCTTTTGAGATTTGCTACATGCCGTTGTTGTATGAGTCTCCTTATTACACCCACACGGATGTGTCATTTGACGTTATGAAGTGTATCTATGCATTCGAGTGGGGAATGACACATGAGATGTTGGTGCAACTTGGTGGCACAATGTTTGCAGGGAAGACAGAAGAGGAAATTCATGAGGCACTTCGAAATATGTTGTTTCATCCTGCTCAGAGTCGTGGGAGTGATTTTTTCCAAAACACTCGATGGCAACGGGAGTATAGGGACCAGATATTTGATATGCTAAGTCGCATGTACACCCACTCTGTGACCAGACAGAACACTCCAGCTGAGATTATGGACTTCATTGTTTTAAATGATCTGAGTTTTGAGTTAATACTGGACACATACTACACAGAAGCAAGGTTGCCATCTATTGAAGAGATCATTGATGAGCGCATGGCAGATATTTGGGGCACAGCACGAGTGAGACACTCTATTCATGAAGAGGTCAAGGTGGCATTTAACCACCGTATGCAACGACGTAGATGGAGGGAGAGACTATGTCGTCATATAAAATCATTATGGGATTCCACTGATTCAGATGAATACTATGTTCACTATCCACGGTGGAATAATCTCACGAAAAATATCTCCAATGGACTGCATCATCCACGACCATTTCACATGGTTACGGAGGGTGCTCGTGGTTATGTTTATGACCCATTTTTTGTTACTTCAGTACCAGGCGATGTCGTGTCATTGAATTTGATACGTCGTTTGGCGACTCGATTGAAGTTTGATGAGATAGGACCGGTCCATCCATTTGATGATCTCATCATAGAGAAATTGGCCTGCTACTCTAACACTTGCGGGCTCGCCAGTTGGTTGGACAGACCCACTGGTGAAGAATTAATTGTCCACCCCTAGGCATGGAGTAGGTTCCCATGCCAGGCATACAGAATTGTACATTAAGAGTCTATATGTAATTATA